CTTGAATTCTGCTGCGCCGTCTGTACGAATAAAGAACGCGCCCTGTTCTGCGAACTCCGCCGCCTTAAGGGCTTGCAAGGCTGTACGAGCCGTGCCGGGATCTGCCTGTACTGTGGTCGATCCTGTGTCGGTTATTCTCATCGATGTAGGAAAGGAGACCTGATCTAAAATCTTAGTGATGCGTGTGCCCGTGGTCTGGCCTGCCGTGGCGTCTGTGACTGTAGAGACGTTAGCCATCTGGAATAGGCGAAAGGCATCGTTGCAGACAATATCAACGTAGCCAATCTCCTGCCCTGTTGGGTAGTAATACTTATATGAATCGACATAACCTGAGAATAAGAAGTGCTGGGTAGTTGCAGTAGTGGCTGCTACGCGGATCTTACGAAGCGGAGTGAGGTAGCCAAAGTATGGGCTGGCTGTGTTCTGAGGGTTGAAGTATGAGTCAGGGTCTAAGACTCGAACTGTACATGAGCCAGACTCATAGGTGTCTCGCATGATGTTACGGCCACGGCTGATCTTGATTGATCGAGTGACGCTGCTTAGATCAACTACTGGGTCTGGGACTTCTGTCGCTGCGAACTGAGAAACTCCAATAACGCCGTTGATCGGGTCGCCAATAGTAAACGGATAACCGAAGGTTGCACCCTGGCTAAAGTCAAAGGAAACCGATATCGTGGCAGGAAGGGTCATCGAATACCTACGGAGCCTCTAGCTGCTACTCGGTTAATATCGCTGAATGTGCCAGATAGAGACTGATTGACTTGGCTCTCTGTAATTGCTCCCGTGACTGCGTTGCCATCTAGATAGACCTCGATGTTGATCGCCTGTTGATCTGCTCGCTGATATGAATTGACTGCAGACATCAATTCCATCTGGGCATCTGAGAAGCTCGAAGATGGCGCTACTGGTGTTGTCTGTAATTGTGCTACAGATACGCCAAGGGATGCGGCTGTGTAGGTAAGTAAGTCCTGAGGTAGTGTCCAATTACGGAATGGGTTCGGAGCCTCTGGCGTGGTCATTAGCAACTGGCGCAGTTCATTCTGTCGCTTGATTGCTGCTTCTAGTTGATCAGATAACTGAGTGGCTAAGTTAGCGTTACCTTCTAGGATTGATTTCTGCAATAGCAAAGATAGGCGATCTGTCTCGCTGATCTGACCCTTCAAGGCTGCTTCGATACCGATAGCCTCTAGGTTAAGGGTCTTTGATGCTCTAGTTAGGGCTAGTTGCTTCTTCTGTGTGTCTAGGATCTTCTTGTTATTGTTCGCTAGATCACGGGCGCGCTTGGCTGCATCGGCTTCTGCCTTCTTACGGGCTGAGGCTTGCGCTGGTGTCTCGTAGATGTTAAATGGCTGAGATCCTAAGTAGCCCATCGATGGAGCGTTTTGGCGCAACTTGGCTGCCTTCTCGGCTGCCTCGATGGCGGCTAAAGCGTTCTTCTCGTAATCATCGAAAGGGTTAAAGCTAGCAAGGATGGCTCGATCGCTAGTCAAAACGTATAACTTCTGGAAGCCGAAAACAACGCTATTGACTACGTTAGCGATTTTGGTAGCAAGTGTGTCGATCTGTGTCACGAATTTTGTAGTGTCACCGGCGGCAAAGACTGAGACTAGAGAATCAACTAGAGCCCCACCGATCTTCTCGCTAGCCTCACCTGCTGCTGTAGTAATGAGCTGTAACTTACCTGCATAAGTAGTCAAGTATTCTGCGTTAGCCCCTGAGAATTGCTTATTTAGTCTTTCCTGCAATTCTGTGAACTTCATCGTCTTGAGTTCTGCCTGAGTTAGGCCTAGTGAATACTTACGAAGTCCGCGAGTCTGTCCGACATAGGCCATGGCTAGGTCATTGGCTACAGTCTCGTAATCAACGCCAGAGCCTGCCGCGATGTCTGTTGCCTGGGCAAGTAATTCCTGAGCCTTGGTGACTGAGCCTGTGGTCTGCAATAACTTCTGCATCGCTGGACGAAGTTGATCATCTGTAATGCCAGTCATCTTGGAAAGATCAGAAATGAATCGCTCAATACGTGGGGTCTCGAACTCTAGGCCGAGATTCCTGACTGCAAGGGCTAAACGATTAGCAGCCTTCTCGTCCTCGATAAAGGCCTTGGATGCGTTCTTGGCGAACTTGAGAAGCTGCTGCGCTCCGAATACTGCGGCTAGGCTCTTGCCTAACTTCTTGACGCTCTTGTCTAGTGTGTTGGTGGCTTTGTTAGCATCGCCAAATGCTTTCTTACCCTTGAACTCACCGATAATCGGTATGCGTAACTCAGCCATTGTTGTTGCCTTTCGCGTTAAACTTAGCGGCGGCCTTCTCTAGTGCTTTAATCACTCCAACCTTGGCCTTGCCTTCATCCTGGTTGTAAGCCTTAAACATGGCTCGACCTTGCATCTTTGCGCGGCCTGCAAGTGAGCCCTGGAATCGAGGTGTGAAGTTGCCAGTAATTCCTGACTTACGGCCTGCGGTCTCAACGATTGCGCCTGCTGCAGTCTTATTGTGGATCGATACTGTCTGCACCCATCCTTGGCGATTAGGCTTGGTAGGTGTGAGCTTGTAACCAATTCCTCTACGCGCCACGGAAGCGTCATACATTGGGAACTTGGCGGTCTTTACTTCATGCTTTACAAAGCCAGATGGAGCCTCTGAGTTCGATGGTAGAAATCCTCTAGCCTTCTTGACCAATGGCTTAAGGAACCCGATCATCTCTTCCCGGGTCTCTTTGTCTAGATCAGGCGAAAATTGCTTTAGAGCCTTACGGAGTTGGCTAGCGCCTTTTAGCTCTGTAGGCATCGCTCTGCTCCTTTGCTCGGTCTTTCAATGCTTTCAATAACATCTGAAGCATCGATGGGTCTAGGTCTATTAAAGATTGTGGCGGGATAGCCGTCTCAATGCTCAAGCGAGCAATAAGGTAGTGGATGCTATCCCGACCTAAGCCAAAGGGTCTGACTCAGCAACCTCAACGCTCTTGAGAGTATCGAGGAAGTCAGAGCCGAAAGGCTTTACTGTGACTCCACTTAGTCGAAGGCCTTCCCATGCTAGCCAATAGACATCTGACTGCTTTTCATCATCGCGGAACGCTTTGTGAAATCCCTTTTTAGCATATAGCTCAAACGCGTATTCAAGGCGAGGAGTGATCTCGATCTCGGTAACGCTGTTGTCTGCCATTGTGACTATTAACTTTGCCATGCTGTGCCCCTTTGTTTAGTTTCTTAGAATGTGCCTGTTGTGGCGACTGCTACTGTACCAGAAACGTTCCATGTTACAGATTGCATTCCTAGATCTCCGACTGCGCCGTTGATATCTGTAGTGTTATTTACGAGGCATGTCATTGTGTAAAGAGGGTTAGTCGCTGAAACGGCTGTTCCTTTTTCCTGAAGTAGGACTACTGTGACGTTTGTGCCCCATGCAGCTTGCAAGGTAGCAAGTACGTTTGCAGATGCTGTGTCGTTAAGGAAGTCAATTGTAACGCTTGAGGCTTCTAGACCCTTAACGTATTTCTGGCCAGAATCACCCATTGCGGTAACGGTTAATTCTTCGAAGCTACGGTTCAATGTAATTGACTGAACATGATCTGATAGATCGACTGAGTTTACCTTCACGCCGACCTTGTTATTTAAGAATACAGCCATGAGATTATTCCTCGTCTTTCTTAGTAGTTACTGGCTTAGGTGTTGCTGGTGGGAGCTGACCGATCTTGACTAGAAAGTCAGCTTGCTCTTTTGTCCAATCGTCCACGATTAGCTCCAATTTGTTAGTACGGATATATTGATGTTACATGTTAAAAGATCACCAGACACGGCACTTAAGACCGCCGGGGCGGATACCTCGGTGACGTTGTAGGTGTATGAAGATGCAGCGAGCAAGTTAAACACTCGAACGATGTTATCTTCCATTCCGTTAAGGTTTCCTTCATTGTCTAACAAGGGAACCATGACAGAAATAGTAAAGTGCGCCATTGGCGAGATAGTTGCGTGCCATCCGTTAGATGGTGAAATGTAAGGATCTGCAGGCGAAATAATGACGCTATTTGCGATAGGCGTAGATGGTGGGAATGAGAATACTGACCACTTAGTGTTATCGACTAGAGCTGAAGCAAGTCCTGCGCGGAGTGTTGAAATGGCGGCCATTAGCCCACCATCGATCTCGGATCAAGGTAGGGAGCAAGCAATCCACGAACGCGAGCAAGCAAGGTGTTGCCCATGCGGTACGGGCTTGGCTGATAGCCGTCGATTGTTACGCCTCCGCTTGATGGGGCTTGGCGAGATTGCCAGATGTCAATCGAGATCATTAGCGCAGCTTCTTGAATGGCTGGCACTGTTGCAGGATCAAGATAGGTTGAAGCCTTGATGCTGGCATAAGGGTTAAAAGGATGTTTAGGTGTATCTGAGACATGGCTTGTGGTGACTGTAATGCTCTGATTGCCAACGCCTGTAATTGTTTTATTGCCATTGAAGTGCGATCCAGCACCTTCAATGTTTACTGTCTGTCCGACGTAGTAGATGTCTCGGACATTGAAATCAAAATAAATTGTGCCGACTGTGCCCACGTTTGAGTGAGCCACGGCAAAGTTAGTGTTATTCCAAATGAAAGGTAGCAACACGTTATCTGCAGCGTCGCAGACTTGCTGCAAGACTGCATCAGCGTAGAGGGTGCCAACGCCTAGGGCGGTGCGAAGCTCTGCAACTGTTGTAAGTGCCATGCTGATCCTTTCTAAAGACTGGCGGCGGAGAAGGGCACTCCGCCGCCAGCGACTTAGGGGTGGCTTACGCCTTGTTGTTCTTGAATGCGCCTGCGCCGACCTTGGT